GCGCACGAAGGCCGTGCATCGGAACCTGCCGCTTTTGCAGCGCGACGGGCAGGTGTTCCCGGAACGCCGACTGCACTACCTGCTGTTACTGCGCGACCACCTGAACCTCGCCACGTGGATTATGGAATCGCACGGGCCGACCGACCAGAGCCGCGAGCATCTGCGGAAGTGCATCGAACTCTTCGAGACGCACTTCCCCGACTACGCCGACAAGTATCACCAGTTGGCGCGGCCGTTCTACGAGCAGGCCGTCAAGCGCGTCACAGGCGCGTTTGAGGTGGAGTTGGCCTTTGCCGCAGGGCAGCAGGGCTTGCAGGGCCGCGCGGCTCCCACGCGGGTCTGGGTGCGGCATGCGGGGCAGATTCCCGCGCTGCTGGCCGCGAAACAGGCCGAATGGCTGGGGCACTTCACGCCCGAGCCGCCGATTGACGTGGAACCGCTGGAGGCCGTATGAGCGTCTGGTTTCCGAACGACGTGGTATTTGACTCGGACTTGCAGGACTACGAGCAGAGCATCCTGACGCAGTTTGGCAAGACGGATTGGCAGGCCAAGCGCCGGAAGGCGCTAGAGGACTGGGCGTTTCCGACGCTGGCCAAGGCGGGCTACGTGCCCGAGCGCCTGCGGACGCGCCGTGCGCCTGCCCAGGTGTGGGGCTACACTGGCGGCAGCTACGTGGACTACACCAGCGCCGCCACGACGGCTGGCGTCGACGGCCTGCCGCTAGGCACCGTCTTTGCCGCGCCGTCAAGCGACTTCCTCTACATCGGCTCGCAGGAGCAGTTCCGCGGGCTGTCCATTCGCATGCTCGACCGAGTGGCGACGGCGGCGGGCACGCTGACCGTGCAGGTGTGGTCGGATGCCTGGACGAGCGTGGGCACGCTGAACGAGACGCAGTTCCTCAACGTGAAGCCGTTCTCCCGCGGCGGGGATGTGCGCTGGGAGATGCCGCAGGACTGGGTGACGCGCGCCGTCAATGGCTCCGCGCCGCTCTACTGGGCACGCATCAAGGTCAGTGCCACGCCCACGGGCGCGTATTGCGGGCAGATTGGCTGCATCCGCGGCACGGCGCTGACGGGGCCGGTGACGCTGAGAACGCTGGGCCTCATTTTCCGCGAGGCGCAGACGATGCAGGGCGGGCCGTGGCAGGAGAAGGCCGACGCCTACTTCCGCGAGGCCGAAGAGGCCATGCAGGGCGCGCTGGCACTGGTCGCGCGCGACTTTGACACCGTGACGGTGGATGACCAAGTGGATACCACGGAAACCACGCAGACCGCTGACGATGTGACCGGCGGCGGCGCGTCCTTCCAGTGGACGAGGGCGTAATGGCAACGACTCCAGATGTGCTTCTGAACCGAGTGCGATCCTTGATGGTCGATGCGCCGTTCTACTGGCGCGAGGCTGTCAGCAGCGAGGACTTCGCCTTGCAGGGAACTGGCAGCAGCGACGCCGTGTTCCGGTGCAAGATTCGGGGCGGGAACAGTCTCGGAGGGTTTGGGTATTCAGAAGACCGGGTCGACACGCTGGACATCGAAGTGGCGCGGCAGATTGCCGCGGACTACGTGGCGACGCATGCGGCCTTGGTCAGAGATTGTTCCAGTCTCACCGCAGCGATTATTCAGGACGGGCACGTCACCTCAGGTGAATACACCGTCCCGGATACTGGTCGAGCCTGGGAAGTGGCGGCACCGATTGGCGCGTCGTATCTCACGTTGCGCTTGACGATGCCGCTCAACTACGAAGCACAAGTGTAGGAGAGTCCACACATGGCAGGATTGACCGGCAGAGAAATTAAAGCCGCGTTTGCGAAGTTTGCGACGAACTCATGGGGCGTCGCGGCCTCGGTCACGCGCGGCATTCACTTCACCTCGGACGGCGGCGCGAAGCTCTCGCGGCTGCGTGTCAATGACGAGGCGCTCGGCCAGACGTTTCTGGGCCGCGGCGACTTTGGCGACACGCAGGCGCAGGACATCACGCTGACGAAGCAGGACCGCTACGCGGACTTTCAGTATGTCTATGAGGCACTGGCGATGGGATCCCCAGCCGCCGTGACCCTCAGCACGTCGACGGCCAGTGCGCCAACCTCATGGCGTCACGTGATTGACCTTGCCCCGTCGATTGACGGGCTGGGCGTCACGATGGCCTACGACAAGGTGACGTTTGTGGACGAGATGACCTCGGCCAAGGTCTACGGCATGAGCAAGACCGTGGGCGATTCCGGCGTGATGGACACGACGTTCAACCTGATGGCCGCGCAGATGACCGACATTTCCTCGGTCAACACGCGCAGCACCGTCAACGGGGCCACCTATCCGGCGCTTGACAATCGCGTCTTCCGTCGGCAGGGCACGTTCCGTCTCAACCCGCAGTCGGCGGGGTCACTGGCGGCGACCAACGCGGTCAACCTCGAAGGCTTCACGTTCGAGTTCTCGCGGCCGCAGGACGCCCCGAACGTCACGGGTCAGGACTTCATCTTCGAACCGGCCGATGCTGGGTTCCCAGAGACGAAGCTGACCATCACGTTCCCGCGCATGAACACCGTGTCGGCCAACAGCGTCTACGCGGCCCTGCGCGCAGATACCGTGTTTAAGGCTGATATGGAGTTCCTTGGCTCGTTCATCAACTCCACCGACCGGTTCACCGAGCGCATCGAGTGGCCCGCATTGGAACTGGACACGGACGGCTTCACGGCGACCGAGAGCGGTGCCAATCAGGTGAAGCCGCAGGTGGTGTTCCTCGCCAAGTCGGCCGCAACCTCACCGAACGGCATGGCCTTCGTCAATCCGTTCCGCATTACCCGTATCACGACGCAGTCTCTCGTCGCCTTCTAGCGGCGGGACTTTTCAGGGAGCGCACCGAGCATGCCGCGACAGCTACAGACCGATGACCTCACCTTCTGGGTGGCCGAGACTGACCTGGACGATATCAGCGAAGCCGACCCTGAGGTGCGCTACGAACTCCGCGAACTGACGACCAACACGTGGCGACGCATTCACAAGGCCCATACCAAGCGAGTGCCGAATAAGGCCACCAAGGCGATGGAGTCCGAGACGGATGCGGAAGCGTTTGCGGATGCCCTCGTAGACTACGTGCTGGTGGGCTGGAGCGGCATTGTGGAGCGGGGCGGCGCACCTGCGCCCTGCACCACTGAGAACAAGCTGCGTCTTGACAGCGTGGTCAAGGCGGCGCTGGTCGGGCGGGCAGGCCTCACGCAGATTGTGCAGGCCGACGCCGTGCGCGAGAACTCCTTTCGCCGGACTGACCCGGTGGGCTGAGTTCTGGGCTGATTCGGTCATGACCGGGCAGGTTATCTGCTGCCAGGTCGCGCCGGATGAACTACTAGAGCAGGAGGCCGAGCAGTATGACTGTTCGGCCTGCTTGCTCCAACAGCAGGTCGACGCGCTCGACGAGGACAACAAAGAGGCATGGGCGCTGTATCGCTCGTGCTGCAATCGGTTTACGCAAGACTTGCAGGCGGGCGCGGTCGTGCTGGACCGACTCACCCAACATCTGAGTGCGGACGAGTTCCGTGACATGTCTGAGCGGCTCCGCATCATCTACGATGTAGTCTCACCGCCCCGGAAGGAGACGCCGCGCTAATGGCACGTGAAATTGATATCAAAATCACTGCGGACATTGCTCAGGCAATCGAGGCGCTGAGAAACGCCGAACGCGCGCTGGGCGAGATGGGCGACGCAGCAAAAGATGCTGGCAATAAAACAGACGATTTAGGAGAAAAGACAGAAAAAGCCGGGAAAAAAACGAAACAAGTTAAAACCGACATGGATATCCTAATGGAATCCATGAGGCGGTATGTTTCATATGCCGCCATTGGTGCGGCTATTGATAGGTCTATTGAGTTTGGCTCAGCCGTCAATGACTTATCCATACGGACCGGCATCGGAACGGACGCCCTGCAATCTCTGGGGTTTGTAGCTGAGCAGACTGGCAGTTCGATGGAAACGATGGCGCGAGCCGTCACGTTCCTCGACAAAACCTTGGAAGGCGGCGGGAAGAAGGCTACCGATGCCATTCGTGGATTGGGCCTCAGCACCAGCGAACTCTTAACGCTCAGCCCGGAAGACCGATTCAGGGCCGTGGCCTCGGCCATTGGGCAAATTGGCAACGACTCTGAGCAGGCGCAAGCGGCCGTGGCATTGTTTGGCCGCAGTGGCGCGGAACTCATTCCGATGTTCGAAGAGGTGGCCAAAGGCGCGGAAGATGTCAGTCTGGTCATGAGTCAGGAAGTCATTAGCAATCTTGACGCCGCTGGTGACGCCATGAACTACGTCACGCAGGCCGGGAAGGTGCTCATCGGCATGATTGTCGCCGTCGGCGTGGAAACGTATCGGATGATGGTGGAGCCGTTTACGCTGGCGCGACAGGTCACCATGGGCTTGGGCGATGACATTGCGGCGCTGGCCAACGAATTGCCCAAAGTGCCTGATATCACAGGCAAGCTGATACCGCCCGGATTGGGCAGCGTCGCGGTCGACGATTTCAATAAAGCCAGCAAAGCGCTCGACGACCAACGGCGCGCCGCAGAGGCCGCAGAAAAGCAGATCTTGCGGCTTGCTGCCGAGCAGAAAAAAGCGCGCGAGGCGTCTATTGTGATGGGCACAGGCATCGAATACGCCAGCCAGTGGGTGCAACGGCTTGACGCGGAGATTCTGCGGCTCAATGCGTCTGGCGGCAAGAAAATTACCGATATCTTTGAGTTTGACCGCCAGCCCGTGGACAACGCCACAGCGGCCCTGCTGAAGTTTCAGGGCAGCATTAGCTATTTCAGCAGCCAAGGGTCAAAGGCGTGGTCGACGTTCGCGCAAACCGTGCAGCGCGACACGGAACGGTTCAAGCCGTCATTCGAAGGGTTGGCCACGGCATTTCAGAACCTTGGCCCTGCCGTGGTGGGCGCGGTGCAGGGCGGCGGGTCGGTCACCAAGACGATTGGCTCGATGCTGGGGCAAGGGCTGGGCGCGGACCTCGGGCAGCAGTTTGGCGCGGTCATTGGCAAAAGCCTTGGCCCGACGCTCGGCAAGGCGCTCGGCAGTCTGGGCGGGCCGCTAGGAGCCATCGTCGGGCAACTTGGTGGGGAACTGGCCGGAAAGTTGTTTGGGAAGCTGTTTGGCCCATCACAGCAGAAGCTTGCGTCAGACATGCGCGACAAGTTCCTGGCGGCTGGAGGCGGCATTGATGCCGTCAGAGACCGGGCAAATGCGGCTGGCGTATCGATGGACAAATTGTTCAGCGCGCAAAAACCGAAAGATATGGAAGCGGCGATTAATGCGTTCAACAAAGAATTAGAAGCCGCCGAAGAAGCTGCGGAAAAAGCCAAAGAAGAACTGGCCAAGATGAACACCGAGATGGGCACGCTGCTAAAAGAAGCCGATACCCTAGGGCTGGTACTGCCAGAGTCGCTGCAATTGTCCATTGATAAACTCATTGAGTCTGGGCAATTGACTGAAGAAAACAAAAAACTCCTAGAAGGGCTTGGTCGTGGGAGCCAAAGCGAGTTTAAAGCCATGGAAGAGGCCGCAAAGAAATATGGCGTCGAACTCACGGCACTTGGCCCAGCATTCAACCAGAACAAAGTCAATGAAACGGCGTCTGACATCATTGGGTCATTTGACACGATGATTAAGGGAGGCGCTGACCTTAATGGCGTTATTGCTGGCATGTCTGACGAAATCAATAAGTTTCTTGAGAATGCGATGAAGACCGGGTCAACCGTGCCAGAAAACATGCGCCCCATTTTGGAGGCCATGATACAGCAGGGCAAGTTGACCGATGCCAACGGCAAAAAACTGACGGACTTGGGCGGCATTAAGTTTGGCGCGCCGGTTGAGACTGCTGTCGATAAGTTGATTGCCAAAATTACCGAACTCGTGGACAAAATCACTGACGGGTTTACGAGTTCATTTAAAACTGCGGCACAGCAGGCCGACAATTTCTCGCGCAAAGCCACAGATGCCGTCAATCGTGTGCCGCGAGAAATTGATTTCCGCTATAGAGGCTATCCTGATACGGAGCCTCCGGGTTTTGACCGCGGTGGCGTGGTCGGTCGAGACTATCGACCACCGTCAAGCCGCGATATCATCCCGGCCCTGCTGCGCCCAGGTGAGGTCGTGTTGACACCAGAACAGGCGCGCATGGGTGGGGCACGTGGCCCTGCGGTCAACGTCGTGATTAACGTGGCAGGCTACCTTGACAGCCCGACGGCGCGCTCTGGGCTGGCCGATATCGTGCGCGATGAACTGAGCAAGAATCTGCGCCGGGTGGGACGGGCCGCATGAGCCACGGCATTGTCGGCTCGGGCACCGTGGGCAGCATGACGCTGGGGGTGTATCCTCGGCGGCTGCAATTCTGGGTCAGTAGCACGGTGGCCGGGTCCACGTATGTGCGTCGCGACATCACGCCCTACGTCGCCAATGATTGGCAAATCGCGCAGAAACTGGGCGAGCCGTCAACGCTCAATTTCACGCTCGTGAATGACACGGCGCTCCTGAATGCAGGCCTCGTTCGGGTGACGCAGGTGCCGCCCTCGTCGCTGACGACCACGACCAGCCCGACAGACTTTGGCGATGTGCTGTTCGAGGGCAACATGCTGGAGCGGCGCGACGTGCTGCGGCATGTGTCGCAGACGGTGGTGAGCGAGATTGCCGCGCAGGACCTCACGTGGCAGCTCAACCAGACGGGCGGCGTCACGGGCACGTACGGCAGCGTGGGCTTCAATACGCTCGTCGGGCAACTGCTAAACCAATACAACAGCGTGTTCGTGCCTGGGTATATCTCGCAGGGGCTGGGCGATGCGCCGCAGTTGACGTTTGACAACGCCACGCTACTGGAGGCCTTGCAACGAGTAGCCGACACGGCCAGCGCGTATCTGAGCGTGACGCCAGACCGGCATGTGCATGTGTTCCAGAACGCGGACCACCTCTCGCAGGTCAACACCATCACGACGACCAGCCGCAATGTGGCCGATGTCAACGTCTACCGTGATTACACAAATACGGCGACCGAAGCGCGCGTCCTAGGCAAAGGCACGACACTGGCCACGGATGTCAACAGCACGCGCATCTACCTGCAAGATATGGTGTCGTTCATCGCGCCAGACTACCTGCCCAATGATGGATTGATTCCCGGCTTTCCTGGTGGCATCGCCGTGAACAATGCGATCCAAGTAGGCACAGAGGTGGCGTCTGTGTATTTTGCGGGGCGCACCTATCTGGCGGCGACTGAAGGCTATCTGGAATTGATTTCGTCGCTCACCACGGCGTGGCCTGCGGGCACCGCGGTGCGCTGGTTTGGTCGCGCGACGAACGCGACGGCGAGCCTGACGCTGCGCGACATCAATGACTCGGTGGTCCGCGCGGCGCGTATTGTGCTGGATGACAATACGGCGCTGGCACGTAATGAGGTGGCTCCGCGCGCGGCCGCATTGGCCTCTAAGATTTCTGGCGGGTATCAGGAGATTACGTTTGTCGCGGATGACATCCGGCACGACGTGGCCCGACAGGTCTATCCGGGGGCGCGCATCTACACGGCGATTACCTCGCCCACGAACGTCTCCATCACCAGCCCTGCGCCAGTGGCGCAGGATGTGACCATTTCCGTCAAGGGCACGGTGGCTAATTCCACCGTCGACATCAGCCGACAGGTGAAGGCCGCGCCGTCGGTGCGGACGCAGACGCTCGACCAAGTGCTGGCCCAGACTAAAACCTCGTAAGGATATTGCATGGCTGCTTCCACCATTACCCGCTCGACATTTACGGATGGCACCACGGCATGGAATGCCGCGCAGATTAGTAGCAGCGTCTACGACAAAATCGACCAGATGTTCGGCGGGGCCGGGTCGTATGCCACGTTTGAGTTTGGCGGCAAGGTGGCGATTGTGGCGGGGACGGCGGCCGCGCCATCGTTCTACCCGACAGGAGACACCAACACGGGCCTGTGGTTTCCAGCCGGTGACAACGTCGGCCTAAGCTGTGGTGGCTCTGAGGCGCTGCGCGTCAATTCGTCGCGTAACGTGTGTATCGGCGTGACCACCGAGCTGGTCAGCGGCGGCAGCGCGCGACGGCTGAACGTCTCCGGAGGCAGTGGCCACGCCTTGACGCTCTACAGCACGACGGCGGCAACCGCGACTGGCGAAGTGTGGAACGGCGCAACGGCTGGCGACAATAGCTTTGTGGCGTTTGCGACAGAGGCGTCACCCAGTGTGCGCGGCTCCATTACGTTCAATCGCGCCAGCGTCTTGACGGCCTACAACACGACCTCGGACTACCGTGCCAAAGACATTCTCGGGCCAGTGACCGATGCGGGCAGCGCGATTGATGCGCTGAAAGTCTATCGAGGGTTGATGAAAGGGGCCACGATGGAACGGCCCATGCTGATTGCCCATGAGGCGGCAACGGTGGCCCCGTATGCCGTGACTGGCAGCAAAGATGCGGTGGATGGCAACGGCACCCCGCGCTATCAGCAAATGGACGTCAGCGCGTTTGTGCCGCTCCTGATTGCGGAGGTGCAAGATTTGAGGGCGCGCGTGGCGGCGCTGGAGGGTCTCGGGGCATAATGCCCGAGAGTCTCTGCCATGTCTGACGAAGCAACCATCACCCTCGCACTGGCCATCGTGATGGGCATTGCGTGGCTCGTGCGGATTGAAGGGAAAGTGCTGTCCACGGAGCGTGACTTGGCGCGCATCGAAGCCGACCAAGACTCGAAGATGAATCAGATTTTGGCAGACATTCGATATCTGCGCGACCGCATTGACCGAGTCTTAGAGGACCGGAAATGAACCTCACCAAACTCAAGCGTCACCTACGCGAGGCCGAGGGGTTCCGCTCGCGGCCGTATCAGGACACCGTCGGCGTGTGGACGATTGGGTTTGGACACGCGCTGCACGGCCGCATGGCGCACGAAGTGCAACACATGAAGTGGACGCGGGCGCAGGCGAACAAGGCGCTGGACGTGGACATTGCCGACGCCCTGCATGACGCGACCTCGTTCCCGTGGTTTGAGACGCTCGACGAAGTGCGGCAGCGGGTCATCGTGGAACTGTGTTTCAACCTGGGCCGACCGCGTGTGCTGGGCTTTCGCAAGATGCTGGCGGCACTGGCCGCGAAGGACTATGCCCGCGCCGCGGACGAACTGAAGGACTCGCGCTGGTATGTGCAGGTGGGACCGATTCGTGGCAATCGGCTGGTGAACATGTTGCGCACCGGAGCGGAGCCATGACGGATGCGCGCCCCGGCCCGTCGGTGCGACGGGATACGCTGGACGACGACCGCGTCCGCATCATGATTCCGGTGACCTCTGAGGCCACGGGACAGCGTCAGCCGGGGGCACTCATCATCACGGCGTCACGTGACGGGCAGATTACCGCGCGGCTGGGCCGCTGGGAGGAACGACATGCAGAATCTACTGGAGAGCGTGAAAACTGAACGCGCCAAGTATGGCGCACGGATGACTGATGACCAGTGTGCCGAGCTGTGCAACGCGGTGGCGTGGCGGCATCGGGGCGAAGGCTGGGGCACCTCGCGCAAGGTGTCTGGCACGCGTGGCCGTCTGCCGAATGGGCAGGAGATTGCCCACGACATCCTGCACTATGCGCCCAGCAATGAGTTGGTGGACATTCTAACGGCCGCTGGGGCCGAGTCGCAGCCCACGTGGACGCCTGTGGGACCGCCGCAGAGCGCCGACCGCACGTGGGTGGCCCCAGTGGACCCTGCCACGTGGAGCGCGCCGCCTGCGCCGCCGGTGGTGGTGCCTACGGTTCCCGCAGGGCCGAGCGTCGCTGAGGTGCTGGACGCGGTTGCCGCCTTGCGCGCCGAGGTGCAGCGGCTCCATGCGCGCTTGGACGCTGGCTTGCCGTTGCGGGTCAAGGCTGGCTTTCTCGGCACGCTCACTGGCACGGTCGGGCGCGACTGATGCGCCGCGCCTTGCGCCTGCTGCGGCTCTCTGGGGCCGCGTCGCGGCTATATGACCTGCTGGAGCAGGGCCGCGCGGATTGGCAGACGGCGCGTGACCGGATGCGCACGAAGTATCTCTCGGCGTCCTGGTGGGACGCCGTGCTGCATGCCGCGCGTGACCTCGCGCTCGGCATGCCGGTCCCGGATGAGGTCAAGAAAGGACTGACGATGAAGAACTGGAAGACGACGTTGTCGGGTGTGGCCGCGATTCTGGCAGTGGTGTCCAAGATTATTGCGACGGGCCAGATTGACTGGCAGACCGATGGGCCTGCGGTGCTGGCAGGCATCGGCCTGATTACGGCGAAAGACGCGAGCAACTAACCGGTATGTGTGACCAGTGCCCGACCACGTCACGCGCGCCAGGCTATCTGGTGTGCGCGGCGTGCGGGCGCTGGTTTGTGGCACTCGGAGGGCATCATGGTGTGGCTGACGATTGCGCTCGGGTTTGTGCTGGTGACGTATGTGCTGATGGTCGTGGCGGCGGTGGTGTTTCTGCCCGACGACCCTGACGGCCCGGAGGACGACTAGTGCCGCAGCCCTCCTTGTCAGAAGCCGACCTCCAAGACACCTACGAACTGGTCTGCCGCTACCAGAACGTCACGCGTGCTGCCGAGGCGGTGGGTATCAACCGGAAGACTTTTAGCGCCCGCTGGCTGATGGCGCGGAGCTGGGCGCGGAGCCGTGGCTTGCCCGTGCCTGCGGTCGGGCTGGCCCCGCCGACGCCGGAGCCGCCGCCGCCCCCGCCGCTACCGCCCACGATGGTGGCGCAGCCGCGCGCCGCCTACGAGGAGACGCCGTCGCGCTTGCCGTCCACCGCCGAGGAAGCCTGGGCGATTCTGGATGCGTTCATCGGCCGCGCCCGTGTGCAGGTCACCGCGCCGCCCTATCAGGCCGGAGAGACGCGCCGATATGTGGTGGCGTCAGACTTTCACGCGCCCTTCCATGACCCGGAGGCCGTGGCGCATCTCATCGCGCAGGAGGGGGGCAAGCCCGATACGACACTCATCATTGCGGGCGATTTCCTCGACCTCTACAGCATCTCGTCCTATAGCAAACACGAACGCGTCGGCATCGAGACGGAACTGGCGGGGGCCGAAGCTCTGCTCGGCACGCTGGCCGGGGCGTTTTCGGACATCCTCCTGATTGAAGGCAACCACGACCAACGGCTTGACCGCCGCGTGCGGGCGCTCCTGCCCGAAGAGATGGTGGCGGCGCTGCAATATCTTGCGGGCGGCGACCTCTCGGTGCTGCGCGCCATGTGCCGCCGCTATCCGAGTGTGCGGTTCAACCCGGTGCAGGTGGGTCGGTTCGACGTAAAGTGGTGTACGCAGGTGGGCGACATCATCGTCAGCCACGCGGAGAAGTTCTCGCGCGTGCCGGGGTCGGCCATGCGCGGCGTGGAGGAATGGCTGAGCGACCAGGAACAGGCCATGCAGCTCGACCCGTGGCGCATCCTCTGCCAAGCCCACACGCACCAGCTGGCGTGGATTCCGTGGCGCGCCGACAAACTCCTCATCGAACTCGGCTGCATGACGGAGACGCACGGCTACCAGCTCTCGGCCCAGGTGCGCGGACGCCCGCAGCGCCGGGGCTACTGCACCCTGACACAGCATAAGGGCCGGACGGACATGCACTCGGTGCGGATGGTATGGCTCGACCCAGCACGCTGGTAGGCAGTCCCCCGCATCTGGTGCGGTTTGTGCCGCAGCAGCAGGGGCATGGCGACTGCGCGGTGGCCTCACTGGCCATGCTGTGCGGCGTCGACTGGCCCACGGCCTTTGCCGCCTTCGACGACCCAGCCAGCGTGCTGGCGCAAGGCGTGGCCCCGTGGGCCGAGTTTCGCCACGCGGCGTCTCGGCTGGGCATCAAGACGCGCGTGAAACGCCGACCGGACCTGCACGCGGACACAGGCATCCTCTATTGCACGGACATTGACGGGCCTGACGGGCATGCTGCCTTCCTGTGGGCGGGGCGCATCATCGACGGCGACGGGCGGTGCTACCTCTTCGTGCCAGACTATCTGCGGCTGCGGCAGTTCAGGTCGCATTCCCTGCTGATGCGGGCCTAACCATGCGCCTGCTCTGGGCTATGCTGTATGCGCCGATGGCCGTGGTGTGGGTGGGCATCTGCCTGCTGCATGCGCTGGCCGTGGGCATCCTGCGGGCACTGGATTGGGTGACGCTCCAGCTCTACCCGGGCATTATGGCCGTCGCACGACGGGCTGACGGACTCACGGATGATGACGACGACGACTTGGCCGGATCTTGACGGCGTGGCCCTCGTGGGCCTCGGACACAAAGCGCGGCAGGGCAAGGACATGCTGACCGATGCCCTGCTCAACCACTACGGCAACAGCCGCCGCTTGGGCTTTGCCGACGCGGTGAAGGTGCTGGCACGGGCCGACTACGGCATGACGACCAAGGACGGGCCACTCCTGCAACGGCTCGGCATGGAGGGCCGCGCGCATGACCCGGACACGTGGGTGCGCATTGTGGCGTGGACGATCCATGAGTGGCTGGAGAGCGCGCCGGAGGGGCTGCTGGTCGTGATTCCGGATCTCCGGTTCCCTAACGAGGCCGCGTTCATTCGCGCCTACGGGGGCATCTGCGTGGACGTGCGGCGGTGGCATGCGGACGGCTCGCGGGTCATCACGACCGACCGAGATGCGGGCCACGCCAGCGAGACCTCGCTGAACGGCTTCACGTTTGACGCCATCATCGACAACATCGAGGCGCGCCAGGACGAGGCGCGCGACCGGCTGATTCGGCTCGTCGACCGAGCGTTTGACCCAGACCGCGCGCGACGGAGGTTCCAGTGACGCCGCTGGTCTATATCGCGGGACCCATGACGGGCCTGCCGAGCTGGAACCACCCAGCGTTCTATGCCATGGAAGAATGCCTGCGGCAGCGGGGCATTACGGCCATCAACCCAGCAACGCTGAATCCCATCACACGGCCGTGGTGGCGGTGCCTGCTGGTCTGCCTGTGGCATCTGCGCTTGGCAGACGCCATCGTGCTGCTGCCCAGCTGGGAAGCCTCACGGGGCGCGCGCTGGGAACTCTGGCTGGCCCTGTGCCTCGGGTTGCCGGTCTTTGTGGCCCCGATGCAGGCCGAGCCGCCAGCCATTGCGCCGCCGACGTCTGGCGTGGTGCATTAACGCAAACTTTGGTATAGTCGAGACATTCGCCCTCCGCGAATGCGCGTGTCCTCCGCACGCCTGCCCCGGCACTGCCGCCCAACGGTGCCGGGGCTTTTTTATCGCTTGCACTGATGTCTTGCATGGTGTATAGTAATTCGCATGGACAATCGACCAGACGGGGCAATGACCATGAAAGAGTATGCGGCCGAGCTGGGGGTGACCCGCGCGCGGGTGCATCAGCTCGTGCAGGCCACGGGGCTGACGCTGGCCAAGTTTGGCGGCGTCTGCATCCTGACGCCTGCCGACCGCGAGGCCATCCAGAACCGGCCGCGCCGCAAGACGGGACGGCCGCGCAAAGTGCAGGAGGCACAATGAGGACACCGAAAGAACCGACGTGGGGCGAGGCGCTGGTGTTTGGCGTGGTGGTTGGACCCATCATGGCCTTCTGGACACTGGTGGCATTGGGCGCATTCTAAAACGACAGCGGAGGGCATATGCAGGTCTACAAGGCAATTGCGGCGGTGGCCGCAGAGTTGGCGCAAGTGGGCGTGGGCAAGCGCCAGAAGAACGAGTCGCAAGGCTTCCGGTTCCGGGGCATTGACGACGTCATGAACGCGCTATCGCCGGTCATGGCGCGGCACGGGCTGATGCTCCTGCCACGGGTGCTGTCACGCACGGTAGTTGAACGGGCGAATGCGCGTGGCACGGCCCTGTTTTATGTGGTTTTGGATGTGGAATACGACATCGTGGCCGCAGAAGATGGGTCCAAGCATACCGTCCGCGTGATGGGCGAGGCGATGGACTCTGGAGACAAGGCCACGAACAAGGCGATGTCTGCCGCCTACAAGTATGCGATGTTTCAGGCGTTCTGCGTGCCCGTCGACGGCACGCCGGATGCGGACGCCACGACGCACGAAGTGGTGGTGACCGAGCCGGAAGGCTTCTCGCAGTGGCTGCTGGACCTCGAAGTGCTGGCAGAAAATGGGTCCGCGGCGGTGGCCGAGTGCTGGAAGACGAGCAAGCCGGAATACAAGACCTTCGCCAAGACACACTACGACCAGCACTTGTCTGGCATCAAGGCCCGTGCGGCACAGGTGCAGGCATGAGGCCCGACCGGTATACGGTGCATCCGGCGGCGCAGGGCACGCCGGAGTGGTTGCAGGCCCGTGTGGGTTACGTGACCGGGTCGAGAGCCTCAGACATCACCGCGACGCGGAAGGACGGCAAGCCCAGCGCGGCTCGTGAGGACTACCTGACGCAGGTGGTGGTGGAGCGGCTGACGGGCCAGAGTGCCGAGGATGCCGTGGTCACGCCGTGGATGGTCCGCGGCAGTGAACTGGAATGCGCGGCGCGGTCGGCTTTGGAGACGCGGCTGGACACGCTGATCTTTGAGTCTGGCTTCCTGCAATCGACGCAGGTGCCGTGGGTCGGGTGCAGCATCGACGGCTACACCAGCCAGGGCGACATCGTGGAACTGAAGGTGCCAAAGCCGAAGACGCACTGGCGCTACCTGAACGCACCCACGGCGATGGTGCGCGACTACCTCGATCAATGCACGCACAATCTGCTGGTGACGGGGGCTGATGCCTGCTGGCTCGCCAGCTATTGCCCCGCGATGCCGCCCCACATGCAGCTCGTGGTGGAGGTGGTATCGAGGATTCGAGTGGAGATGTATCGGATGGACTACCTTGAGCCGTTCCTGGCCGAGGTCAACGCGGCCGTGCAGACGTGGCGGCAACCAGAAGGAGTGACAGCGTGAGCGACCAGCAGCAGAAGAAAGACATTGGCGGTCTGTGGAAGCAGACCAGCAAGAGCGGAATGCCCTATCTGAGCGGCACGGTGAACGGGCAGCGCATTGTGGTGTTTCCGAATAGCAAGAAACAGGACGGGGAAAAGACGCCGGACTACCGCATCTACGAACAGACGCCGATGGGGCAGCAGGCCGCGCCTGCGGCCGCACCGTCCGGCCGTCGGGCGGTGACGAGCGACGACATTCCGTTCTAAGGTGGTGCCGGTTGTGCTCGGTGCCCCCGCTTCAGCCCGAACCCTGAGCGGAAACCACCGCACGCTGTGTGCGGCGCTGGGAGGCGGCACAACCGGCCCTGCATCTGGGCCGACGCTTCGGTGCTTTCACTTAATTGAGGTGGAAGGAGAGACGCCGGGGCGTCGGTCTGGTATAAACTAGACGGGCACGACCGAGGTATGAGGCCTCGCCCGTGCCCTGACCGTGACGCTGGAATCCGCAGCGACAGGCTCCCGCCATTGTACCGTGGGTGCTGTCCTGCATGAAAGGACAGAGATGGACGAATCGCCCGCTCGATTTCGCACACAACTTGGGCCGTTTGGCATGACACCCGCGTGGGTGTTAACCGCGCCGATTCAATCCAACGCCAAGGTGTTATTTGGCTGGATGGCATGCCGGTATGCCAACCGCGAGACCTGGCAATGCTGGCCCGGACAGCAGCGTCTGGCCGATGACCTTGGCTGGCATCGCAACACCGTCACCAACGCCTTACGCGAGCTGGTCAGCATCGGCGCGTTGACCAAGGATCGGCGCATGACCAAGGACGGCAAGGTCATGACGAATCACTATACGCTGGTCTTCGTGGCCCCACCGCAGATGGCCGCGCGCACGACAGATGGCGCTCAGTCGCCCAGCCATGCACACCAGCAGGACATGCCCTCACAGAGTGCTGCTGCACAAATTGGTGGGGGGATACCCCCCCAAGGATTTGTGCAAGGATACCCCCAAGGATTTGTGCAAAAACCAGAGGTAGTTGAACCAGAGTCAGTACAACCAGAGAGAAGAGGTTCTCTGGTTGAAAGCCCATTGCATTTCCACAAGCGCCACGGAGGTCACGTCAGCGAACTGTGCGACTGGGTCTGCCTACCGGAAGACATGGCCAACCAGTTTGCGCGACGGGCGAAGATGACGCCCGCGCAGGTGCTGGCCTGGGCGCAGTCCGTGCGGGAGCGCTGGGAGGCTTCTGGGCGGGTGCCTACAGGGTCGATGTGGGAGTTCTGGAACGCTCGGTGGACGGAGAAGATGGACGACGGGGACCGCGACCTCTACCCCAATGAGGGGCCGGTCACGCGCATCATTCGACTGAACGCTGAACGCAGGGCACGCATGCAGGAGGGCCGATGAGGATACACGACGTCTTTGAGGAAATGAACCGGCTCGCGCTGGCGGGCTACTACGTGCCCCACAGCATCGAGTCGATGGGGCAGGAGTGGCACAAGGCCTTGGAGCATATTGACGCCGAGCGGCTGACGCGCGCGGTGGACAACCTCATGGCCAAGAAGACCGACCGCTGGTGGCCGACGCTGGCCGAGCTGCTCGCGGAAGTCACGGCCCTCAAAGCGCCGGACCAGGTGGTCTCGCGCAAGTGCCCGACCTGCGCGGGGTCGACGTGGATCGACGCCGTGCCATTCCGCGGCTACGGGCTTGGCGAGACCGTCTACGAAGGCGTCAGGCGCTGCCCAGACTGCCGAGTGCCGCCGCCTGATACTAGCCACCTCGCGAAGTCGCAGATGCCAATCAGCGCCGCCGAGCAGCGCGCACGGGCGAAGCTCATGCCCACGGCGGTGACCATGACCGAAGCGGAGTTTCTGGCGCGCCTGCAGGCGATGGGACAGCACAGCTTGGCGGCACGTATCGCAGGTCCGGAGGCATCATGCCAGTGAAGAAAATCTGTATCACCTGCAAGAAGGCCTTCGACGCGCCACGCGCCGTGCAGAAGGCCTGCTCGCGCAAGTGCCGGAAGCGCACGATTGGCCCGGAAGAGAAAGCCAGGCTACGCGCGTGGGCCGAAGCCGCCGGCAAACGCGGGGCACTGGCCACGAAGCGCAAGCACTTTGAGCGTGTCCGGGCGATGATTGGCGAGATTGACGCGCCCACGGCCTACGCGAAGGCCTACCGGAAGGGCTATCATGCCGGAGCCACTACGGGATACAACCGCGGCTACACCAAAGGCTACGAAGCCGCCCTCAAGGAGCATGGACTATGGACCGAACCGCTCGACTAATCTGCGAAGGCCGCTGCAATCCCGGGCTGGCCGAACTGGACGCCGCACGCCGAGACGCCACGGCCCACCTGCGGATGCCAGACGCCGTGTGGTTTGCCGCTCACCGGCAGCTCAGGCACACGCTCCATGCCGAGCAGCGGGGGCCGTTCTTCACGTCCGCATGGGCCTGCACGGTCTGCGGCACGGTGCGGAAGTGGTGAAAATTGTTAAGGATGTTAAATCTTTCGGGGGCTGAATAAATCTATTGACACGCTGAAAGTAGGCATGTAAAGTGGTTTCTGTCGGCGGGCGGTGCCGACAACAACCAACGGAGGACACCATGACGAATACGGACTGGACACGGAACACCACGATTGGCAACGCAACCAACCCCGGCGTGCAGGATACCGGCACCGGAGCATTGGCCATTTATGAAATCAACTCAGCCTATCCAGGGGTGCAGCGCATCACGGTGCGCCCGTATGCTGGGCGAGGTGCCACGACGCGCTATTACGTCGACGGGCAGGGCCGTCGCCATGCCTCGCCCACCGCGGCGTCGCTCATGACTGGCGCATCCATCGAGCGGATGCTGACAGGACGGTCGTTCTAATGTGGGCCTGGCTTCCGCGCTGGCTGCGATGGCGGCTGGCGCGGATCGCCATACGGAGGATGATGCGATGACACCGGACACACTGTGGGTAAGTTTGATGCTCGGCGTAATGGTCGGCATGGCGGTCGGATTCACGGCCGCGTGGCGTCTGGCGCGGAAGCTGGAGTTCCACGCCGTGAGCCTCGCCAAGTGGGACGAAGACGACTGGCAGCAGCGGCAGGAAGTGGCCACGACACGCCTGCGCCGCGTGGCAGGTGAGCGATGAGTGGTGAACAGAACACGTCGGAGGAGACAACGATGCATGTCACGATTGAGACTATTACGCCAGCGCGTGCGGCTGAACTGCTAACCGCAAACACCAACAACCGACCGCTGCGCAGCACGGTCGTCTCGCACTACGCAAGCGAGATGAAGACCGGGCGTTGGCTGCTGACGCATCAGGGCATCGCGCTGAACTGCGACGGGACGCTGCTGGACGGCCAGCATCGGCTCGCAGCCATCGTGGAGAGCGGTATGCCGCAACGGATGGTGGTGACACGGGGGGTACCGTCGTCCTCGCAGATTGCGATGGACGACCACGCGAAGCGAACGGCCTCTGACTCGATTTCCTTGGATCGCGGGGAAGTAGTGACACAGACGACGGTCGCCATTGCGAGGAGCGTAATGCGGTATGCCAAAGGCGATAATCGGCAGGTGTCCAAACAGGAAGTTGCGCAGATGATCGACACGCTGCGATCGCCGCTTGAGTTCATTGCGCCGTTTATTGCGGTGAAGCAGCGTGGGGTCACGGCGGCGTGTGTGTGGAGCGCGGTGGTACTTGCGTGGTTTTATGTGCGTGACCTCGACAGGCTGGGCGACTTCTGCCGGATTCTCTGTGGGCAGGAACTGCCTAGCGGCGACGGAGACAAGCCCGCGGTGCTGTTGCGGGAATGGCTGCTGCGGACGGGTGTACGACAGTCGACGTACCATGAGGCGTTTCGTAAGACGCAGCGGGCAATCGTGGCGTTCATGGAGTATCACTCCATCGGGAAGCTGTACGGCACCTCGGTGCATTACCCGTGGCCGCTGATTGATCCTGTGCGGTCATGTGCATCGCAGTCGACGGCTGGAAGGCGCGTTGCAGGTGAGCGATGAGCTGCACGCCCGGTGAAGTGAACCTCCGCTGCCTGCGCCTCCAAGCCGACCGCATTGCCCACGCGCAGCGCTATACGGCCGACCTGATGGTCTGGGCGGCTGACACCATCGAGGCGCTCCAGCAGTCCCAGCGCGACCCGCACGGCTGGCAGGACATGGACGTCTACACGCCTCGTCCGGGTTACGTGCTGGTGCAGGACGGCGAAGAAATCTACCGGGCGCGCCGCATCGGTGGCACCTGGTATTGCGACGACGACACCATCGTCTACCCGTCCAGGTGGATGAGTTTCGAGGCGGTGACGCGATGATGCCGCACACGCCAACCATTGACCTTGACCGCTGGGGCCGCAACATCCGCGAGGCGACCAGCCGGGACATCATGGACCAGCTGCTATACCACGCCGTGTGCGGCAGCAGCTACGCCGCGCGGCACGGCGACGAGACCAGCGCCAACGTGTATGCCAGTCTGGCGAGGCTCATCCGCTACGAACGCGCCAAGCGGTTCCAAGTGCATGACGAAGGCATCACGCACCATGCGGCCGACAGTGGCTACCGCGAAGCCCTGCGGAGGATGCAATGACGGCACTGCTCTGGGGCATTGTCATTGCCGCCGCCTGCCTGCTGGTGGTGGTGCTGGTGGCGCTGCTGTCGGTGTGTTTTGACTATCTGGTGGACGAGCCCGGAGGACGCGATGACTGACGAACAGGCCATCCAGCAGCGTATTGACGCGGCAGTCAAGGCCGAACGGGAACGCATTGGCCAGTTGTTGGCTGACCAGATGGCCTACTGGCAAACCGATGACGAGTGGCGAGAATTGGCGGGCATGTGGCAAGTGCTGGTTAGGCTCGTGGAAACTGGGAAACGCCATGACGCGCGATGAACAGCCACAGCGGCGGCGTATGTGTATAGCAAATGGCGGTTTGCTTGGTGTATCTGAGCGATCTGTATAGTTGAGCGAAATGAACGGAGGGACGCGATGACTCCGCGCAACAATGACCGCATCGGCGCAACAATTAGACCCTACGCGCAACACCGGAGACGACGATGACCACACCGCGTGACACCTACTACCCATGTCCACCAGCCGCGTGGCGCTACCGCACCGGCCTTGACGCGGACTGGCACCTTGCCGCGCACGACCCGCGCGACTGGGGGAGCCAGCACTGGATTGTTGAACCGCTCTACAGCATTCGAGAACTCTACGACGCCTTACACCTGGTCCTGCATGGAGGCCCCGATGCCACAGAAGACCCTCGCCCCGACGCATAGCGGCAAGGCCCGCCCACGCTGCAAGTGCGGCTGCGGGCAAACCATCCCGTGGCGCGACGGCTCGCCAGGACTCAAGCAGCGCCTTTACGTCAATAGCGAGCATCGCGCCGCCTACTTCCGCAGGGAGCGCAAGCAGGTGCGTCCCGCCAACCTGCGACGGCCGGGGCAACTCGTCCACGCCAGAAGCCTGGACGACCTCCAGAAGCAGCTCCGGACGCCAGCCATTGGCGACATTCCGAGCAGCGAAATCGAACGGCTGATTGCGCAGGCGCGGGCCGATATTCGCTATCGGCGGGCACTGGCGCAGTCTTGACGGTTGGCGCAGCCCTTATTCTTGGGGCGGTCCTCGTCGTGGTGCTCTGGGCAGACGGTTACCTGGACCGATGACCGTGCTACCATCACGACGGGGACCACCTATGCCCAAGAAACTCGAAGCCGAACTGCGGAAAGAAGCCAAAAAGAAAGGGTTGACCGGTGCCAGAGCCGACGCCTACGTTTACGGCACCCTCCGGAAAACGGGCTGGACGCCGTCCACGCAGACCTACGGCAACTAGCCCGAAGCTGACGAAGGCGCAAGCGACCTTGCTGGCCCTCACGGCTGACCTCGGCGCGGTGCCCGAATACCGGTTCCATCCCGTCAGACTCTGGCGCGTCGATATCGCCTTCCCTGGCCACAAACTCGCCGTGGAAATCGACGGCGGCATCTGGAACGGCGGCCGACACGTGCGCGGTCTCGGCGTCATGGGCGACTGCGAGAAAATTGCCGCCTTGGCCATTGCCGGGTGGCGCTTTCTTCGCGTGACCCCCCAGCACGTGACCAGTGGCGTGGCCCATGCGTGGGTGCGCGCCGCCATCCAATCCAAAATATTGGATGGACTCCAAACGTCCCCAAGATTTGAGGGTTAACCCATGGCCGCACCAGCAGGGCAGTATCACATCATCACCGACCAAGGCGCGACGTTCACGCGCCAGCTCACGTGGAAAGACGACACCGGCGCGGCCGTCAACTTGACGGGCTACACCGCTCGGATGCAACTCCGGACGTCGGTGGCTAACGATTCTGTGGTCCTTGAACTGACCGACAGCAACGGCCGGATTGCCCTCGGCGGCATGGCAGGCACGATCACGCTGACTGTCACGGCCGCGGACATGACGACGCTGCCGCCGCAGAAGTATGTCTATGATCTGGAGCTGGTGAACGGAGCGGTGGTCACGCGCTTAGTGCAGGGCACCTTCACGGTGAGAGCCGAGGTGACGCGATGAGCGTGGAGTATCATGACCGGCCCAACACGGTCAACGTCGACGAGGACCAGCGCAGCGTCGAAAACGTCGACCAGCCAAACGTCGTTGAGGTTATCGACAACGGCACTACCGTCACGGTTGTGGCGTCCGTCGGGGCCATTGGCCCGCAGGGACCAGAAGGCCCACAGGGGCCGCAGGGAGTGCCAGGCGCGGTGCAGTCCATTACGGCGTCGTCACCGCTGTCGGTGGTGGGCAGTCTCAGCCCCAATATCAGCCTCAGCGGAATTGTCGGTGTCGCTAATGGTGGCACCGGCGCGTCGAGCCTGACGGGATACGTTTACGGCAATGGAAGTAGCCCGTTCACCGCGTCACTGACAATCCCGAATAGTGCCGTCTCTGGCCTTGGCACGATGGCCCTGCAAAACGCTACCAGTGTAGCCATCACCGGAGGCACGGTTACCGGCGTAGCCGTGCCAAGTGCAGGGGCCATCAACTGGGACGGCGGTGCAGCGCCAATGGCATGGGACACCACAGATAGCACGCTGACGCTGGCGCTCAACGCGAATGTGAGTTACCGACTGGGCGCGCAAGAGCTAGTGCGTGTCATGAACCGCACCGGCACGACAATCGCCAAAGGGAAAGCGGTCTATATCCTCGGCGCACATGGCGACCGGCCAGAAGTGGCGCTAGCTGATGCATCCGGAGAACTGACCGCCGCTACGACCCTTGGCATCACCGCAGAAAGCATCGACCATACAGCCGAAGGGTTCGTCTGTATCACGGGCATGCTGCGTGGTATCAATACGAACGCGCTAACTGAAGGCGCGCTGGTCTGGCTGTCTCAGACGGCTGGAGAACTGACCAACACGCGCCCCACGCAGCCATTGCACGGCGTCTTTATGGGGCTATGCGTGCGGCAGGCTCCGGGCGACGCTGGCATCCTATACGTCTCGGTCGTCAATGGGCAGGAACTGGACGAGCTGCACGACGTGCTGATTACCAGCCCCACGGCTGGACAGCTCTTCAAGCGCAACGCAGGCAACACGTTGTGGGTCAATGCCACACCTGGTGCGCTGACCAAGACCGACGACGCCAACGTGACGCTGACGCTTGGTGGAAGCCCATCGGCCGCGCTCGTGAACGATGCCTCGCTCACGCTGGGTTGGACGGGCACGCTGGCCGCGTCGAGACTGAACGCCAACGTCGTGCAGAGCGTGACGAATGACAGCAACGTCACGGGCAGCATTGCGTCGCAGCGCTTGACGCTGGGCTGGACGGGCACGCTGCCTGCCTCGCGGCTCAATGCCAGCGTGGTGCAGAGCGTCACGAATGATACGAACGTGACCGGCAGTATCAACACGCAGAACCTGACGCTCGGATGGACAGGGCAACTGGGCGTGGCGCGTGGCGGCACTGGGACGGCGACGCTGACTGGCTATGTCAAGGGCAACGGCGTGTCTGCCATGACCGCGGCGTCCACGATTCCCAGCAGCGACATTACCGGGCTGGGCACGATGTCGGCGCAGAACGCCACGAGCGTGGCCATTACGGGCGGCACCATCTCCGGCATTGCGGACTTGGCCGTCGCGGACGGCGGCACCGGGGCGTCGACCGCGCAGGCCGCCATGAACACGTTCGCTGGGGCAGTGACCTCCGGGCAGTATCTGCGCGGCAATGGCTCCAACGTCGTCATGTCGGCCATCCAAGCGGCCGATGTGCCCACGCTGAACCAGAACACCACGGGCACGGCGGCGGGCCTGTCCCAGACGCTGGCCGTCAGCAGCGGCGGCACGGGCACGACCTCGTTGACCGGTTACCTGGTGGGCAACGGGTCGTCGGCCTTTACGGCTGTATCGAGCATTCCCGGCTCGGCCATCTCAGGCAACATCGCTGGCAATGCCGCAAACGTGACCGGGCTGGTGGCCGTCACCAATGGCGGCACCGGCGTGGGCAGTCTGACGGGGCTGGTCAAGGGCAACGGCACCTCGGCCTTTACCGCCGCGACCTCTGGCGTTGACTACGCGCCTGCTACCTCGGGCACGGCCATTCTCTACGGCAACGGCTCGGGCGGCTTCAGCGCGGTCAGCATCGGCGCGAACTTGTCCTTTACGGGCGGCACGCTGTCGGCCACTGGCGGCGGCGGTGGCGTCTCGGCTGTCACCGCTTCTGCGCCGCTGGCCTCGTCTGGAGGGGCCACACCGGATATTAGCTTTACCGGCACGCTCGGCATTGCCAATGGTGGCACTGGGCAGACCACAGCGGGCAACGCCTTTGATGCGCTGGCTCCGACGACGACACTGGGCGACGTCATCTACCACGACGGCACCGACAATGTGCGGCTGGCTGGGCAGACGACGACCACGCGCAACTTCCTGCGGCAGACGGGCACGGGCAGTCTCTCAGCCGCTCCGGCGTGGGACACGGTGACCAAGACCGACGTGGGCCTGTCGAACGTGGAGAACACCGCGCTATCCACGTGGGCGGGGTCTGGCAATCTGACGACCACAGGCACGATTCGCCCCACGGCTGATGACGGCGCAGCGCTGGGCGTGTCTGGCACGGCCTACAGCGATGTGTATCTGGCCAGTGGTGCGGTGGTGGACTTCAATGCCGGTGACGTCACCATCACCCATAGTGCCGCCAGCAGTGGAGGCCTGACCTTCGCTGGTGCATCGGCCGGGTATACGTTTAGCAACGGCGATGTGATGATTCAGTCGGTCCGAGTGGGTAAGGGCGTCAATGCGCTTGCCGAAAACACCTGCGTGGGTGTGAGCGCCTTGAGCGCAGTGACGACTGGTAGCCATAACACCGCAGTAGGCTGGAATGCGCTGAATGCCAATAGCAGCGGCACATATAACGTGGCGCTTGGGCGCAGTGCATTGCTCGCCAATACTAGTGGCATTCAAAATGTTGCGCTTGGCGCATTGGCGCTGTCTGGCAATACCAGTGGTCAATACAATATTGGCATCGGCGCAGATGCGCTACGCGCGGGCACAATATTTGTCAGCAATATTGCAATTGGGGATACGGCCCTGAGGAACTGCACGGGTGATCAAAACATCGCCATCGGCTATCTATCAGGACAAGCCATTACCACAGGATCGAATAACGTAATTATTGGACGCTACAGCGGTAATACTGCCGCGCTGGATATCCGAACCGCCAGTAATTATCTTGTACTGTCTGACGGCGCTGGGAATATTCGATTTACTGTCAATAATAGCGGGCACGCGGCGATTCCATCAACTTCGCGCATCTGCCTAGATGGCGTAGCCGGAACCGGAGACACCTACCTCGTCGAATCAGCCGCGAACACGCTCGACCTCGTGGCCGGTGGCGTCACGGCAATTTCCACGACGGGCACGCTGACCACATTTGGCACGGCCACCGTGCGTCCGACGGCGAATGACGGGGCCGCGCTGGGAGCGTCTGGCACGGCATGGTCTGACCTGTTCCTCGCGTCTGGCGCGGTCGTGAACTTCAACGCAGGCGATGTCACCATCACGCACGCGGCCAATACGCTCACGTTTGGTGGGGCCACGACTGGCTACGTGTTCAGCGATGGGCCAGTAACGGTCACGGCGGGCAGCGCCAGTGCGCCAGCAATCACGACTAGCGGCGACTTGAATACCGGTGTGTTTTTCCCAGTGGCTGATGAAATTGCCATTGCCACTGGCGGCAGTGAGCGCGTCCGCATCGATTCGAACGGCAACCTCGGCATTGGGGTGGCCGCAGGCACAGCCTTGCAGGTATTCGACATTATGCGTGACGGCGCGGTCACGGCCCGTCAAACGCGGTATAGCACCGATGCCAGCGGGGGACTCAACACCATCCGCAAGGCACGAGGCACGCAAGCGTCGCCATCGGCGGTCGCCGCCGCAGACACGATGGGAAATTTTACGTTCCAAGCCTATGGCGGTACCAATTACCGCACGCTGGCGGTAATCGGCGCTGTTGTTTCTGCCTACGTGTCCGACACGAACATGTCGGCCAATCTGCGGTTTTCTACCACCAATGCCAGCACGGCCAGCACGGAGCGTCTGAGGATTACCGCCGCAGGCGATGTGGCGATGGGTGCGGCGGCTAAACTCCTGCTCGATAATGTCGACGGCAGTGGCGATACCTACATCACCGAAACGTCAGCCAACAACATCGCGATCTTTACGGGCGGCTCCGAGCGCCTGCGCCTCGATGGCAGCGGAAACGTGGGCGTCAACGTCACGACCTTTGGCACCTCGGCGGCAGGCGTGCTGGGCCTGAAGAATGGCACGGAGCCGAGCAGCGGCCCGGCCGATACGGTACAGGTCTATAGCGTCGACCGCAGCGCGGGCAATACGATCCCGGCCATCTACTGTGAGGGGAGTGGCGTCACCAATGCCGGAATTACCAGCACGACGGTGACCCACAAAATCGCACTCAAAGTGAACGGCACGGTATACTACTTACTGGCGACGACGAACGCCACCTAACGGAGAGACCCATGGCACTCACAGGCACCTTGCTCCAGGCCGCGGCCCAGTTTCGGCTGGATGGCACGACGGTTCTGAACTACACCATCAACATTGAAGACGACGTGCTGGGCGTCGTGGGCAGCCGTGGCTACACGGTCGACGACCCGGCGGTGGTCGCCAACGTGCTGGCCTACGTGAACCAGATGTTGCCCATGATTGAGGCCCAGACGGGCATCCCGGTGGCCCTGCCCGTGGCCCCGCCTGCCCCGCCGGACGTGGAGGAATAATGCGCGTCACGAATTACTGGAAACTCAAGGCGGCGGTCGTGCAGCATCAGAACGCCCAGATGAAGCTGGAAGTGCTGGCCGCGCAGACAAAGCACGCCTTCGACACCGCGCTACGTGAGGCGGGGCTGGACCCGGCCAAGACCTACACGATGGATGACGCCACCGAGACGGTGGTGGAGACGGAGACGGCCCCCGCCGAGTAGACCGCATGCCGGTGACCAAGCCCATCGCGCCGTATCGCAAGGCGAAAACGAAAAGCGACAAGCGCCGCCCGCCGCACACGGCCGAGGAGACGCAGATTGTCGAGCGCCGCGCGCAGGCTCTGAGCTTGCGGCGCGAAGGGCTGACGTATCGGCAGATTGGCAAACGGCTCGGTGTCTCGGTCGAAGTGGCGTATGCCGACGTGCAAGCGGAACTCTCGGCCCTCCGCACCATCACCGCGGAGGACGCCGAAGCCGTGCGCGACCTTGAACTGCGGCGGCTGGACGACTACGTCTCCGCGCTATGGCCGAAGGCGGCTGAGGGCGATACGGCCGCGATTGCCACGCTGCTGCGCGTGCAGGAGCGCCGCGCCAAGTATCTGGGCCTTGACGCCCCGGACAAGCAGGAAATCCTCGGAGACGCGCCAGTCTTCACGCTCCGCATTGACCGTGGCGACGGCTGACCTCAGCCTGCATCCGGGGCAGGCGCAGGTCTTCGACTCCGACGCCGCTTACCGCGTGCTGGTCAGCGGCCGACGTTGGGGCAAGACGGAACTGTGCAAGGCTGAGACGCTCCGCGAGATGGGCACACCGGGCACCCTCTGGTATATCGCGCCCACCTACGACATGGCGCGTGACCTCATGTGGGAGCCGCTACGGGCCATTGTGCCGCGGCACTGGTTGGCGCGTGACCCGAACGAATCGCGTATGGAACTGTGGACGCACTGGGGCTGCCGCGTGGCGTGCAAGTCGGCCGAGCATCCCGACCGGTTGCGTGGCAGGGGCTTGCGGAAGGCCATCATGGACGAGTTCCAAGACTGGCGCGACGGGCTGGCCATCTGGGAAGAGGTGGTGCAGCCCATGCTGCTGACCACGCGCGGCACGGCGCTGTTTACGGGCACGCCGAAGCACTTCAACCATCTCTACCAGCTCTACGCGCGGGGCCAGTCCACCGACCAGCGGTGGGCCAGCTGGGCCTCGTGGCAGTTCCGCACGGCCGATGCGCCGCACATCCCGCGCGAATTGCTTGAAGAGATGCGCCAGCAGATGGACGCGCGCGCGTTCCGGCAGGAGTTCGAAGCCTCGTTTGAGGCGCTGTCTGGCCGCGCCTACTATGCCTTCGTGCGGGGCCAGCACGTGCGCCCAGTCACGCTGGAGCCTGGGGCACCCGTGGCGGTCACGTTCGACTTCAACATCCAGCCTGCCACCGCGCTCATCTGCCAGCGCATCGGTGACGAGGCCCGCGTCTGGAGAGAAGTCTGGATTACGAGTGCCGGGGGCGAGGCGACCCGCGCGGCGGCGTCCCGTGCGCGTGACCTGCTGGCCGAGGCGGGCTACCGCGGGGCCGTGCAGGTCTACGGCGATCCGGCGGGACGGGCAGGGAAGACGACTGGCCCGTCTGACCATGCGGTGCTGCGTGAGGTCTTCGGCGGGGGCAGCTTCTACATTCCCAAGGTGGCCCCGCACGTGAAAGACCGCGTGGAGGCCGTCAACGCGCGGTGCCAGACGGCCAGCGGGGCGGCACGGCTGACGGTGGACCCGTCCTGCGAGCATCTCATCAGCGACCTAGAGCAAGTGGTTTATACTGACGCGGGTGACCTTGACAAGCGGAGCAACCCCATGCTGACCCACATCTCAGACGCGCTCGGCTACTGGATTCACCAGGCATGGCCTCCCGTGGCCCGTGGCGGCGTGGGCATGGGGCACGTGTCATGGCTGTGAGGCGCAGCGGCTGGGCCGTGCTGGCGCAGATGGCCGCCTATCTGGCGCTCGGCGTCGGCTTTATTGTCGGGCTGGGCCTCGGGCCGTGGTGGGCGTGGGCGGTGGCCACGTTCTACGGCATGAACGCGGGGATTGTCTTGCAGACCTACTGGGCCACACGCCACGTGCCAGACAACGTGGTGCCGTTTCAACGCACGACCACGACGCAGAGGTGAACCAATGGCCAAGAAAGCGAAAGACCCGCGCCTGACCCGATTGGGGCTGGAAGACTACAACCAGCCGAAGCGCACGCCGTCGCATCCGACGAAGTCTCACGTGGTGGTGGCCAAGGAAGACGGCGAGGTCAAAACGATCCGCTTCGGCCAACAGGGCGTGAAAGGGTCACCGCGCCGCGAAGGCGAGTCGGCCGCAGACCGTGAGCGTCGTGAGGCCTTCCGCGCGCGCCATGCCGAGAACATCGCCAAAGGGAAAATGAGCGCGGCGTACTGGTCTAACCGTGTGAAGTGGTGAGTATGTGGTCAGTGACGCACGGCGATTGCCGGGAGGTGCTGCGCGGCATTGCAGACGCATCAGTGGACGCGGTAATCTGCGACCCGCCCTATGAGCTGGGCTTCATGGGCAAGGCGTGGGATTCATCCGGCATTGCCTACGATGTGACCGTCTGGCGCGAGTGCCTGCGCGTGCTGAAACCGGGCGGGCACCTGATCGCCTTCGGCGGGAGCCGCACGTATCACCGGCTGGCGTGCGCGGTCGAGGATGTGGGCTTCCAGATCCGCGACCAGGTGTTGTGGCTGTATGGTTCAGGGTTCCCGAAATCGCTGGATATCAGTAAGGCAATTGACCGACGGGGCGGATCGCAGATTGCATGGTTTGGGCCGTGGTTCCGCGCTTGGAGAGAATCTCGTGGTATCACGCAGAAGGCAGTCGCTGCATTATTTCCAAGTCGATCTGGCGGGCTTACTGGGTGTGTAGCTAATTGGGAGCTTGGATTTAATCTTCCTACGGTCGATCAATTTAATACGATCAAGGACGCATTTGGGCTTCCGTTTGAGAGCATGAACGAAGCCGCGCGCGAGGTGGTCGGGCAAAACTGGCGACTGGATCGCAAGGAAGGCGTAGTGAATTACGGTGGAGGCACTCCAACGGGAGTATATGACCTGACAGCCCCTGCGACCGACGAGGCTCGCCAGTGGGCCGGATGGGGGACGGCGCTGAAGCCCGCACACGAACCGGCAGTGCTGGCGCGGAAGCCGATCGTCGGGACGGTGGCCGAGACCGTGCTTGCGTATGGGACTGGTGGGATCAACATCGACGCAGGGCGCGTCGATGGCAACCGCTGGCCCGCCAATCTGATCCACGACGGCAGCGAGGCTGTGACGGCGATGTTCCCGCAGTCAGATTCGGGAACATCTGAGAGCGCGGCGCGGTTTTTCTACTGTGCAAAGGCGAGCAGGGCCGATCGCGAGTTCGGCCTGTCGGACGACGCTCCGGAAGTCTCTGCCGAGGATCGCGTCGGCCGCGCGGCCGGAAGCGCAGGGATGGACAATCCAAGGGCCGGAGCCGGGCGCACTGCGGCCGGGCGGAATCACCACCCGACCGTGAAACCGATCGCGCTGATGCGGCATCTGGTGCGGCTGGTGACGCCACCGGGAGGGCTGGTGCTTGACCCATTTGCTGGCAGCGGCTCCACTGGCGTCGCCGCGAAGCTCGAACGGATTCGGTTTCTCGGCATTGAACAGGACGCCGGATATGCCGCGCTGGCGCAGGCGCGGATTGATGGCACGACGCCCACGCAAAACGACCCGCCCGCACAACCGACCCTCTGGCCAAATGAGGCCACTACACCATGCCACTGATGCAGCGCGCCACGGAAGAAGTCTGCGAGTCGATTGCCTCGCAGATTGACGCCATCATCCGCGAACGACGGATGTCCTACGCGCAAGTGGCCGCGTTGGCCGGGGTCTGCGAGAACACAGTCGGGCGCGTCATGACCCTCAAAAACACGCGCCTGTCGGTGCTGGTGCAGATTGCAGAAGGGCTAGGCTGTCAGTTTGTGGTCACATTGACGCCGCGCAACCCATAATCTAGGGGTTGCGCCTTGATTCTGGCCACTGCGCCACGCACAATGAACCCGTGGCTATCCCAGCATCAGCGCCGCTTGGTGCGCCGTCCTCTGTTATCGGTGTCGTGCATCCGCTCTACCTGCGGTGGCGCGACGTCTGGGTCAAACTCCTCGACGTCTACGAAGGCGCGGGGGGCTTTCTCGACGACACCAAGCCCTACCTGATT